TATGTGTGTAATTCCACTGCTACTGCCGTACCCGTTGTGTTTGATAGTAAGATGCCCTTATTTGGACCCAACACAGAACCAGTTGAAACAGCAGATGATTTCTGATAAAAATTTGACATAGTAGTTTTCCTATATATTGTAAACCACTACTATTTATATCAAAGGATTATTCATGTCAGAAAACTCAAACTTACAAGAAGTCATAGGTGCACTGAGAGCGGCGACTCATAGAGTAGCAGATATGGGCTCTAAGATGGGCAGTTCTTCTGCTTCAAAGGGAAGCATTACTGGAATGGCTATAGACAAGATGCGAAAAGGCATCAAAACCATAAAAAGAGAACCCGGGGTTCGAGTTGTGTCAGGGAAGTTAAAGGGGTTAGCACAAAAAGTGGGAAGGTCAGCAAGAAGGCTGAGAAGAAAAGTTCAAGTAGGTGCAGCAAGAGCAACAATAGCAAACAGACAAAGGTACGGATGATTGTAGCAGGAAGCAACCAATGACTGACATAAACCCCAATGACTATGATGATTTTGACTTTGGTTTTACCAGCGTAGATGAAGATGAATTGAATAACATTCTCGCCGGGGATGTAACTGCTCCCGACGAGATATTGGCAATCAAAGAAAAGTTAGACATGATTCTGGAAATCAACTCCACCTGCGAGGGAGCCGGAGCAGTGAAGCAGCAATATGATGAATTATTAGCAGTGAAAATGGAAGAAATTGAGAAGGTTGTTCTTCCTCTGCTAGTTAATTTGAAAAAGAATAAGGGCAAGGATTACCTCTATTGGCCTGGCGCACAACGAGAGTCTCAGTGCGAACTCCAAATGCAAAAATTACTCAATGTCACAAGAGGGTAGTTGACATTGAGTGATAAGTGGGTATGATAATGATACGAGAGGTATATTATAATGAAAAACCAAAAGCAATTCACGCATAAAGAAAAGGAATGGAACCTAGAAGAGATGTCGGCAACGACTACTACTGGTATCCGTCTATACAATTCCCCAATTGGACATCTACCTAGCGTAACAAGCGTGACGGGATGGAAGAAGAAAGCATTCTTTACTGAGTGGAGAAAAAGCAACCCAGTAGAATCCAAACGGGTGTGTAATAGAGGTAATCTCCTCCACGAAACCATAGAACGTTATCTTCTTAATGAAAATATTGACCTCGAATCTATGCCTACATTAGAAGCAAAAATGTTTGTTAATGCCCTTTCTGAATTGAACAAAATTGACAATGTATATGAACTAGAAACGCCTTTGTGGTCTGAACTCCTCGGTCTTGCTGGTCGCGTAGATTGTGTCGCAGAGTTTGATGGTAAATTGTCTATCATTGACTTCAAAGGGAGTACAAAAAAGAAATCAAAACGATACATTAATGACTACTTTCTCCAAGCAACTGCATATGCACTCATGTTCCAGGAAAGAACGGGTGTTGAAATTAATAATATTGTTATTATTATAACGTGTGAAGGTGGTCCGGTTCAAGTATTTGAAGAAGAGCCTAAACGATATATAAAGATGTTAAAACACACTATAGAAGAGTACCGCAATGAAAATGAGACGACTCAGCACCTTCCTATCTGAATCGAGAAACACCCACTTAGAACACATTGAAGATTCTATCTTCGTGAGTTCAGACGAAGTAAAAAATTCCCTTAGATTCTTAACTTCTCTGCGAAATATGCTCGGAGGTCATTCATCAGGGGGAATCGGGCTTACCGTAAAGTGGGATGGCGCACCCGCAATCATATGCGGAACCAATCCAGAAAATGGTAAGTTTTTTGTTGGTACGAAAAGTGTGTTCAACAAAACTCCAAAGATTAATTATACAAATGCAGACATAAACAACAATCATAGCGGCGGTCTAGCAGACAAACTCAAAATTGCATTAAAATATTTGTCTAAGTTGGGAATCACCGGTGTTCTTCAAGGTGACCTGATGTTTACCACAGGTGATTTTGATTCCAAAGACATTGATGGTGAAAAGTTCATCACCTTCACTCCAAATACAATCACATATGCTGTTGCAGAAGATAGCCTGTTAAGCAAAAAAATCAAACAAGCAAAAATGGGGATTGTATTCCATACAGAATATAAAGGTAGAACTATTCAAACAATGAAAGCATCATTTGGTCCTAAACTACGACTAAAAAAGAGTAGTGATGTTTGGTATGATGATTCATCATTTAAAGATTTTTCCGGGGTCAATTTGTCCTCGTCTGATGTACGTCGTTTTGACACAGCGATGGCAAATGCAACATCCCTCACTAAAAGTGTGAGTCGTTTCTTGAATTCTATCGAACCCAACATACAATCTCTCCTTAAAGTGTATATCAATTCTAAAGTACGAGTAGGCACACTGAAGGTTTCACATAAAAATTTTGTGAAATATGTCACTGATGTTTATAAAGGAAAGATTGATAAACTAAAAAGCGATTCGGGGAAATCCCGAAAGAAGAAGGAACTAGATTCCATAGTTAAAAAACTAAATTCACAATCTTCCAAATACGATGACATGTTTGACTTGTTTGGTGAATTGTTGAGTATGAAAAACATCATCGTCAAACAACTCAATAAAATCAAAGGCAAAATGAAAACCTTCATGAAAACTGATTCGGGATTTAAAGTTACTGCACCAGAAGGGTTTGTGAGCATTGATCAAATTTCTAATAAAGCATTCAAATTGGTTGACCGACTTGAATTTTCAAAAAACAACTTCAATGTTGCAAAGAATTGGGGATAGAATGTTAAATAAAGATGATGTGAACAAGATGAATACCCGAACTTGGGTAAAACTTAACGAAGATTCAAAGAAAAATCATTATCAGAAAATGTTTTTAGATAAATATGGTGGATGCTTTAAGAAAGTGAATAGAGGACTTATATGGGAAGAAGTTGTTAACGAACCCCAGAAGAAAGAGAAATCGGTTTACCGCTTATTCTTTCCAAATGATGAAGAAGAATTGGTAGATAACCTTGCTAAATTCTGTAGGGAAAACAACTTAAACAAATCAGCCCTCTATGCAATTTTAAGAGGTGAGCGTAAACAACACAAGGGATTCAGAATCCAAAAGGAGTCTTAGCCATGTTTTCAACTATTTTAGGAACCGTATTTTACAGCATCGTCATCTTTATAGCAGGAACCGTTCTAGGTAAACCTCTCTGGAATTGGTCAACCAAACACCTTCCTTGGAACAAATAAAAACACTGATTAACCGCTACGGCTAACCAGTGTGGTAGGATAATGCGGAGGAGGTGGTTCCAACATATCCCGTTTTTAAAATATACAAAACGTTTCAAAGCGAAACAGCCCACTCTTAGTCGTGGGCGGTTAATAAATAAGGCAGGGAGATTGATAGTCTCTCTGCTTTTTATATATAAAATGGAGGTTTGCACATGAAAACTGCTGTATTTACATTTGGTAGATTTAATCCACCAACCGTTGGCCACGTTAAATTGATCACTAAAGTCCAAAAGACTGCTCGCTCCGTGGGCGGCGATTCTTTTATATTTGCAAGTCCGTCCCATGACAGAAAAAAGAACCCATTGACCTATAACTCAAAAATTAAACTCTTATCTAAAATAGCAAGAAAAAGTAATGTCATAAACAACAACGGGGTAAGAACTCCCTTTCACGCACTAGCATATCTAAGTAAGTTGAATTATGATATCGTTTATATGGTCGTGGGTTCTGATAGGGTAAAGGAATTTGAGAGAAACATTCCTAAATATATCGGTACAGATGATTACAAAAACATCAAAAAATTTGTCGTGGTGTCTGCTGGTGATCGCGATCCCGATGCAGAAGGAATTTCCGGTATGTCCGCATCTAAAATGCGACAAGCAGTGGTAGATAATAATTTAAACACATTTCAATCAGGAATGCCAACAATGATTAGTAAAAGAGAAGTCCAACGAGTCTTTCAAGAAATAAAAAGAAATATGAATATCCGCGAATGGGTAGATATGGACGAACTCTATATGTTTATAGAGGAGAATGCTGATCTGTTTGCTGATATCAACACGCTCTTTGAAGCGGATGATGAAAAAACGGCAAAGAAAAAAACCACATCCACTGACGACAAGGGAGCAACATGGAACGATGTCTCGATTGTTAAACTGACCAGTGGTGCAAGTTCAGGAAAATATGAACTAATATGGAATGGTAAATACGATAGCGATAAGCATGAACTTGTTGCTGGTAGTCCAAACGAACATGAGAAAAAAGGTCTGGCGAGTGTAGAAAAGTACAATTCTATGTGGAAGCAAGGTGCTGAATTTATAGAAACATCAACTTCTCGTAAATTGGTTGACAAGTTGAAAAATGGGTCTTCAGAAGAAGAATCAAAATCATCGCAAGACAACAAAGATCAGCAAGTTCAACAAGTTTCTACGATCCCAATCCGAAGAAAAAGCGAGCAATATACAGAATATGAACCCAATGTTCCCCATTATCAACAAAAAGGTAGGCAACTCCGTCCTAGAAATGCTAGTAAAATAGCACAAATGTATGACGAACTTCCTATCATTCCCGATAAACAGGGACGAGGAGTAAAATATGAATGGGCATTATGTCTTGCTGGTCAATTAGCGGCAGGACACTCCATTGAAGATATCAAATCACGACACGAAAATGAAGGTGGTTTATTGGGCGCAGACCGAGACACCTTTGCACTCGCAGTAGCGACACTGGAACATATTCCAGAGGATGAACGAGGTTATATTGTTCATAGTGATGAATTGGATATTACCGGCGATCCCGAACCAAAAACAGATATTTGCATTATGAATCCAGATGGCACCGTGAAAAGAAAACTATCTGTCAAACTGGATGGAGATGTTCAACTTGCGAGTGGTCAGGGGAAATTCTCTGCAAAAGCAATTGAACTAGCAGCACAAAAAACATTAGAATTGGATCCTTCTTTTGACACAAAAGCAGCAAAAGTTTTAGTCGAAGAGGTGAAAAAGATGCCAACAAGATTAATGTCTGCTTCAAATGCTGAAAAGTTTATGTCGATAAACGCGGACAAACCAGAGAAATTAAAGGAATTTTTCACAGATATCACCGATCCAACTTCAATTAGACCCGAATTAAATTCGGATATTTATAAAGAAAACATAAAGCCAAAATTGCTGGCGGTCGCTGCCGAAGTTCTTGATGGCAGCGAAACATTTAAACAAGTACTCACCCATGAAGCAATGACTGGATATTATTCGTTTACTGAATCAGACAATCCAATGGCGATAGCAGATGGTATGATATCACCGATGGGAATGGATATAATTGACGTAGGAAATCCACTACAAGATCAGGTAACTGCAAAATATGCTGATAAGGCAAAAATGGATTTTCGTGCAAAAAGCAGAAGTAAAGTTGGTTCCTATACTCAACGAACAGGCGTTGCTCAGCCAACATTCTTGAAGAAGAATTCAAAGACGAAAAAGTTTGAATGGACTCCTGTTGGTAAAAAAACAATGTCCAGTTCCGAATTCGGTAAAGCAGCAATGGATGTAATGTCAAGCGAAGCAATGAATCATAATTTTTCTGTGTTGGTTGAAGATTCTGATAATTTAATAACCGCAAAAGAAGATGTACAAAAAGAATTATCAGATAATGCGCATACATATGCGTCAGAAGGATTAACTAATCTTGTTGATATCAAATTATCACTAAACGTTACCGGTAAAGAACCAGAAAACATACAAAAAAATAACATTATCCGTATTGGAGGAAAAGAAATTTCAATTCCTGTTGAAGAAAATGTTAATAATGAATTCGCTGCACTCTTGGAAGTACAAGACAGAGCAGACGAAGAGGACACAAAAGCAGCACAGAAACGGGAACGATCCAACCAAAAAACTCGACGAACAAAGGAACAACACCAAAAGAGTTCAAATGTTGGTGCTGCTTTGAAATCAAGTCCTGTTGATTCTGTGAACCCTCCATTTGAACCGGAATTACAAGAACCCGTCAAAGCAACTTCTAGAACAGGCGAATGGGTTGGGTTAGAACCTGACATGAAAATAGAACGAGCATTAGAGATCAAAGACTCTCTATATGAACTGCTTGCCGACGAAGAAATGGCTGAAAAATTAGACCCCAATGATAAATTTGTTAAGGACTGGTATGCAAAGACTCGTCCATTCTATGATGCGTATAATGAAGACGAAAAAAGTGTCACTATGTACAGCACTGCATCGGATGTTAAAGACATTATAAACAACTGGGAGAAATTAGATCAACAATACAACAAGATAGCAGGAAAGATCAAAAAGACTCCTGTTAAGAATACAACTCAGCATGTACGAGATTTTGATCCGCCTAAAGAACCCGAAGAAGAGGCAGTTCCCCCTGCACCAGAAGGGAATGTGGATGAAGCGTTTTCTAATCTGATTGAAAAGAACGCAAAAATTGAAATGGCTCTTCCGGAATATCCATACCAAAGAGAAGTGTTTGATACTGACTTGTTTGATGATACTCTCGGTAGGGAATATGGATGGGAACTTGGAGATCCTCCACGACCAGTGAAGGTCAAATCAAAAGCGAACGAAGATTGTGGAGCAGGGTTTGTGGGTACGTCAGATTATGTTAGAAAATTATTCAAAGATACTCCGGGTGCTGACGAGCCTGAGTTTCTAAAAAAGCAAAAAAAAGGTGAGTCACAAGAAACTAAACGCAGTAAAGGCACCGCAAACCGCGTCTAAGTTGATATATTATACATAACATAAAGGAGTATTGTATGAAAAAATTCAAAGAACTAAGAGACTTTCTTAAGGAAAGTGAATATACACCAACCACTGACACCTGGCAATCGGCATATAGTGACTATGGTGTATATCGGATTGAGAACGAAGAACAATTGAATAAAATCAATGCGTTTATTCATACTTTCACGGAAAGAGCATTCATTGATCCTCGACATGCCATGTCTCAACTTAGACAAAAGTTGAACCTCGCTGGGTTAGATTTTGAAATGCCTGCTGCTAATTCAATTAAAGAAGGCACAACCTCGTACAAAATTAACCGATTTGGTGGTGAATTTGGCACAACACCAACTCACAATCTTATGAAGGATGGTTTTTATAGGGGTGATGGCATCTCACACAACAATAATGGTATTGGTATGTCATTACAATGCTCATATGACATAAATGAATCTGGTCTGTATAAGATAAAGGCAATGATTGTCCCGGACAATAAACCCAATAACGAAGAGTAGACCTCTACATGCACATTCTAAATGATGATAATTTTATATTATATGCGATGAAACTTTACGACAACCCTCAATGTAAAAACATAGAGGAATTCAACGAAGACATCGACCGGATCAAGTATATAAAAAGACTACTTTACAAATATATAAATAAGGGTGTGTTAAGAGAAAAACTGGTTCTAAATCACATAATAGTTCTAGGAAACTTATTTACTCCATTGGGATGCACAAAAATGCTTTTTCATAAATTAGACAAAGACATGTATCCTCAACTTAAGTCATTTCTTTCTTATCTAAACTATTTACCAGAAGAAATTGAGGGTGTCAATCTTAAAGATATTGAGATTGACATTTTTATCATTAAGAAACTAAAGGAAATATAATGGCAGGACTACTCAGCCCAATGCGAATATTCAATGGCTTTGTGATATATAAGTTCTTGAAATATATCACAACCGATTTTGTTAATATGCCCGCATATAAACTGGGTATAATCGACGACAAAGGTAACTTTCTCAAGAAGCAAAAAGATCTAACGACTTCAGAAGAAAAGTTAGCGAGTAATATATTTTTCCGATTGGTTATAAATTTAAGGAAGGTTTTAATGAAAGTGCCCCTAGTGAGAAGCAAATTGGGCAGAGTTGCATCTGCATTATTTTTAGTCCGAGAAGAAATAAACAAAACAGACCCCAGTGGAAAGTCTGCAATTTTAGTAGAACAGACATTTATACAACATTGTGAAGAAAACGGCATTGACATTAAAAGTGATGTCCTTAATGAATCATTCTCCGATTCCCGAGAACCCGAACTTGGAGACTTAATTGAAGATTGCGAAGGAAATATTTGCAAATTAGATCGTGAACCTGTGGTAATTGATGACATACTTGGTATAAATATATACGAGTCAACCACCAACAACCAACGAATCATATTCACAAAACTACAGGTAGATGCTAATGGGATGCGGATGCAACAAAAACAATCCTCCACCAAGACAGAGGATAGTTAAAAAAACAATAAACACCAACGTCAGATCAAAAAATAAAATCACACCAACAAAGCCAAACAACACAAACTACAAGAACCCAACGCCGAGGAGGAGAAAATGAAAACATTTGATCAAATGTTAAACGAAATAGCAAACACCGCTAATCCAGCAGCAATCACTGGTCTTGGCGAAGAACCCCCAATGTTTCCCAAGAAGAAGAAAGATACATTTGCTGGGTGTAGTGTTTTTGATGTCGATCCTAATGAATATTCTAAATGTATGCGTGGTCGTATGAAATTTGAACGTTGGGGGAAGAAACTGAACATGGAAGACGAACACAATTCTGAAATCCGTTCATATTCACATAAAAATCCAGGTGCGCCCGTGATTGTTAGGAATCAAATGACTGGAGAGATGTCGTACCTTATTCCTAGAGGTAGCGTTGATGAAGGTATTACAAATGCTGTCGTAAGGGGTATGTCCGCAGTAGGAAAGGCTGTGAAACGTATAGGCAGATAATAAAATGAAACGCCTTCTCATATTATGTTTATTAATTCCTGCGTGTGAATCAACACCACCTATCGTAGTTCGCGGCGACACCTCACAAAGACTAGAACACATCGCAGAAGATGTTCGTCAAGTACCAGAACCTGACGAACTACCTGTCATTGCAGATCAAATAGATGTTGCAGCAGATGAGGTTGAAGTCCTTGAAGTGGAAAATGCACAATTCAGAGATGCAGAAAGAAAAGAAGCAGTGCAAAGTCTGTATTGGATTGCTAGTGTAACCGCAGGTGCAGGGTTACTATTGTGCATCGGTGGCATTGCTGTCGCTATATTTGTCAACCCCAAACTTGGCGGTCTTCTGTTCTTGATGGGCGCAGTCACCGGCGGACTGGGAACTTATGCAACACTATACATGGAGCATGTTGGTATATTTGGTGGTATATTTGCTGGGCTTGGTGTTCTGGCTGGTATTGGCATAGTTGTGTATCAATTCAGAAAAGATCGTAAGGCGTTGGAAGAGGTCGTCTACAGCGTTGAAACAGCAAAAAATGGCGGAGAGGTGATAGACCATGGGGAATTCAAAAAGACATCAAATATGATACAATCCCGGTCCACTCAAAGAGAAGTTGCTTCTATTAGAAACAACTTCAACAAATGGTCAGGAAACGATATTCATTAACTTGTGGTGTCTGGGTATAATTGATTGTGAAAGTATTTACAAATGTAAAACGAATCCACTATATCATTGATGGGACTTACTATTGAAGTTGCGCCCATCTTTTCCTTTATGTGTATTCCTGTTTCTCCAATAAAACTTTCATACATCTTCTCTTTGTTCGCATTACCTTTACCTGATGCAAATTTCTTAATGGTAGTCGGTGGTATAATCTCAACAGGAATACTGCGCTCCCATAATTTATATTTTAACACACCTGTGTTTTCAGCGATATGAAAAACTCTACCCGTACTACTATATGAATATCCCTCTAATGCGACTTGAGAAGCACCCGACACAACAGAGCATGCCCAGTCTGATATTGTGCTGTATCTTTCACATTCTGTATTATATTCTGTGAATGTTTTGCCATGAATGTTGGAGTCTAATGTTTTAGCATATTTTTTAGTATCAGTTAGATAGTAAAAATTACAATTTCCATATGTAAACACAGAACCTCCATTGAACACACATATAGCGGGCCCCGTAAGACTATAATCTATTCCTGCTATAATCATATATCACTCTTCCATATCCAAACTTGAAGCAAAAAACAACAACAAAAGAATTATCAATTCAAAGATATGTGTTTCCAACTACAAACCCCTTACAAGTAAAGTTCCTATCATGAATCCAATCAACGAAACAATCATTCCTTCAGGTGTCGCTAGTAACATCAATCGTGTTTTCCAAAACTCCTTCATGTTTATTTATACTCTCCTCAATCCAGTATTTGAACATAGCAACTCTGGTTGCTGAACATTCTACTATCCTTCCATCCATTTTCATAAAATTGGATATGATTCCCATAAGAATCCTTTTTCCAAACCGATCCACAAATACTGCTCCACCAGAATCCCCATACCATATCGTTGCTTTATTTGGAAGAAATTTAATTTCACCAATATCTTCTATTACAATACCAAAGTACCTAAAGGTTCCAGGTTTACTGTATTTTTTGAAAGAAAAGGAGAAACCAACCGTGGTTATATGTGCGAACCTACAAATAAATTGACCATCGTGTAGCGTTGCAGGTTCAACTCCATACACATCATCTTCTAAGAAAAGGAGCCCGATGTCATGGGGAACACGCATTCTGATATTATAGTCTGGGTGGACCAGTGTCTCAGATATGCATATGTCTTGTTGTCCAAAAGAGACATAAGACAATTCATTACCTTCTATACAGTGTCCAGCCGTTAGCACTACATTAGGCGCGATAAGAACACCGCTACCGATGACATTCCCCATGACACCAGACAATGAACACACTGAAGGATAGGGGTCATTATCATACCAATTAACAGTTTCAAAACCATCCAGAAAATCTGACTTGATTTCTTTTGCTGCTGTCTCTTGTATTTTTTGTTGTGGAACCGGTGTTGGGGTTATACACCCTACTAACCATAGTGTAGTCGCTAAGAAATATGCACTTTTTATACCGAGCATTCCGTATATTATTTATATGGGAAATGACATTTTTTATGTTTTGTTGATAAAAAAAAACAACCCTCCCAGATTTCTCCGAGAGGGTTGCGAAGTGTCGGGACAAGTCCCGTCTTATCAGAACTGAACTTGGAGTTGGGTGCGAAGGAGATATCCTCCGCTCTCAGTGGTTGTGTTCCAACC